CTAACAATGTTTGAGCATTGATAAGTGTATCTCCAGTTCCAAAAAATGTATTACCAAACTCTTGATCAAATTGTATTTGAGAAGTATTGTTTATAGTTTCTTCTTTCCATTTTTCATCACGACCGGGTACGTCGTGCCAGTCAACTCTAAAGTAACTATATTCGTTTACACCTTGAACTGCGCCTTCCCATATCTTATGAAATGTATTACCTATACCATTTGCAGTAGATGTAACTATAATTTTAGTGTCTGTACCAGATGATATAACTGGATATGTAGATGTATAAAACTCTGCAGCTCTTTCAACGAATGCAAATTCATCTAAGTATAATAAGTTAACCGATAAACCTCTTATTGATTGTCCTGATGTTGCAGCTGCAATAATTCTACTGTTGTTACTAAAATCAATATTAGATTTATTCAAAGCTTTACAACCCGGTTGAAGAAAGAAAGGTATATTCTCAAGCATTATTGTTATTCTTGCCAACATCTCACGAGCAGTAGCACCTTTATTAGCTAATACTGCAATTGTTTTTTCAGGTTGAAATAAAGCAAACCAAAGCAAGTAACCACACGCAGATATAGATTTACCAGATTGCCTACACGCTAAAACAACATTAAACCTATGTGCTTGAAACTTATTAAACATCTTAGCTTGGTATGGATATAGTTCAAATGGAACTAAACCTTTATCCAATGAAATTATCTTTGCATATTTTTCTACAAAGTACACAGGGCTTTTCATGCACTTCGCATACTCGCGTACTTGGTCTTCCGTCCAATTTTGAACGATACCATCTTTTTTAATATTAGGATTACCTAGATAATTTTCATTTAGGTTTTGGCGTGACATCTACTAGGTCCGTATCATTCTTAAGTATTTTTTGTAATTCAGCGGTTGACCCAACAAATAAATTGTTCGTAGTATTTGCAATATTTTTTATTTCTTCTTTTCTATCTAAATCTTTTTTCTTTTTATTTAAATCCATAAGTCTATCATTAACATCAGAAATGTTTTTAATCATTCCAGATAGAACTTCAAATGCTCGTGGATGTTCGCTCTCTCTTGCAACTTCAATCATGAGTTCAAGACTCTGCTTTCCTTTTTCCACTAATTCGTAGTATGTATCTCTTGAATACTTATAATCATTATCAACATTCTTTTCTTCAGGAGGAAAGAATTTGCTTGTATCACTCTTCATTTAATGTCACCAGTTTACGATTTTTCAAGTGTTGTTCCTCTATATGAGTTTTTGATTGTCCCATATATGCAGCTGCATGATGTTTTTCTACCATGTAATCATTTATTGATTGATCAGCGTAGTTAGTTGTTCTCCATAACTCGCCTAGTATTCTACCAAACTTGCCAGTTGCATCTTTATGTGTTTTAAGTATTATACCAGCCGGATCATCTAACATGCCAGTTAAAAATGCTTTTGCAGCAAGTCCATATTTTTTTTCTTCTAAGTCACGAGTCCTTGATTCAGGAGTATCGATTCCGTATAATCTTACTCTTTCTTTGTGCATCCAAACACCGAAACCTAAATCTATATCTACGTCTACAGTATCACCGTCTATTATTTTAACTACCTTACATCTATACTCATACATTATGCGCTATCCACTATGGTTGTTGTAAATCCAAAATCACTGTCAGCCAAACCAATTACGCTGGTAGGATTAGGTGTTACTGTTATTGTTTCAAGACCAACATCAGAATCGCTGAGTCCTGCATTTATATCAAATAATGAAGCAATACTACTACGAATAACATTGGTGTCAGCAATTGGACCGTGATAACTTATCTTCATCTCAAAGTCCATGCTATATATTATTGTTCGTCTTTGTTCCATCGCACCTTCAAAATCATCGCTGAATGAAACACCTTGTATAATAACAGGTATATCTTCTACGAGAGTAGGATATTCAGTGCCAAAGGGTTTAATAGTTATAGAATACTGCGGATTGAATGTAGGCAGTATTTGCTCTACTATTTGTAATGCATCATCTTGTGATTTAGCATATGCATTTAACTGAAAGTTTATTGAGTATGGTACTGGTGTAAAAAACTTTTGTCTTTTATTTACATTTGCATCTGATGCAGTAGTATTGAATGTGGATAACTTTGCTAACTGTCTGGTTGCATCATATGCTATAGATGTTATTTCAAATGACATTCTTGGTAGCTTGATTGCAACTGAAGTATCATCATTTAAATTTGGATTTTCTCTAACTCTTTCAAGATACTTTTGTTTAGGTGCATAAGATAAAGGAACTTTAATTTGACTTATCACTGCACCTGATGAATTCTTTCGAATCACATATATATTATTAAACAGTCTGCCGAATAAAGCAACAGCCTTTTTAGTTTTTTCGTGATAAAAGTGTCCACCAAACATTAGTTGTTACTCGCATCTCCAAATGGGTTGTTTTCTGAAAAGTCTATGAAGTCTGTACCTGTACTAAAATCATCATTCTGTTCATTTTGAGAAAGTTGGTTATCTTCTACTACTAAATTAATAATTCCACCTGCTCCTGATTTAAGGCCTATAACTTTTTTACCTACACTAAACGTGTGGAATACACCATCATCTGCACCTGCATGTATCAAGTGAAGTTTATCATCAGAGTCTGAATACTTAACAACTTCAGCCCTCATTTGTGTAGATCCGCTTTGAGTTAATACAGTTTCACCTACTTGGAAAGTAGTTAGTGAAGGTGAACCGAATTTAATAGTCGGGCTACTAGTGTAACCAGTTCCTGGGTTAGTAATAGTAAGACTAGTTATTCCACCACTATTGCTATCAACAGTTGAAGTTACAGAAGCACCAACACCAGATGAGTCGATTATACTTACCGATGGAGCATCGAAGTAGTTACTACCGCTATCCACTATTGTAATACCTGTAAGTTGTCCTCCAACAATCGTTGGTGTAGCTTCTGCACTATCGCGAGTATTAGTGAGTGTAAGTATATATTTGTATGCGTACTTCTTTTCAATTTCGTCTATAGTATCAACACCTGTATCTAAATTTTCTCCAGTGTATTCAAACAACTGACATCTCATTTTATAAACAGGTAAATTACTTAATTGATAAAAAGGCATCTCATGTTCTACATGAGATATTTGAAATAATGATTTAGATAATGGAAGGTATATTAAGTCACCTTCAGAAGGTCTTGTAGATGTTATTTCGTTGTCATATCTTTGTACAGTTTGTTCCCACCTTTTACGTGAAACAACAAACGTAGCTTCATCTCTTATCTCCACACCGAATCTTGTGAATAAATCTCCTTCACCCTCAAAACCTTCGGTATTTTCAATATACATTTCTATTGTATGAGATGAATTGAAACTCGATTCTGGATCATCGCCTAAGATTCTATCTTCATTGACGATATCTCTTGGCAAATAGTACACGTCTTGCCCATACATTTTAAGAGATTCTATTACAATATCTTCGTATAGGTTCTGTTCGGACTTTACCTTTTGACTGAAATATAAATTAGTTGCCATATCATCCTACGAAAAAGTCTGGTGGAACTTCTTGCTCTAATCGCATGCTTTCTCTTAATCTTTCGATCTCGCCTGTAGCATCATCGTATATCTGTCTTCCATTTAAAATAACTCCTCCTGGCAATTGCATACCTTCAAACTTTATCAAGTTCATACCCCACTGTTGTTTTATAAGAGCAGTAGTGTATTCCTTAACAAACATGTCATTGTATACTGATGTATGAGTATCTGGATCTACTTTAGTATAAACTTCAGCAACTAAAAAATCCCCTTCTTTAATATCTTTATCTGAAAAATCTCCAAAAATATATCATCTGTCCTGTCTTCTTGCAAATTGTGTCTGTGGATGACCATTGAGTTTCATATCAAGTACTGATAAATACTGTTGCATTTGTTCATAATAAGCTAAATCACCTGCAAAATTCATTAAGTCAGCAACATCATTCAACATCATTTGGTATTTAATATCAAAAAAGTTTCTACTTGTATTAAAAGAGCTAGTTAAAGGAAGTAGTTTCGATACAAACAATATGTCTGACGATATAGGTATGTACTCATTTGATACATCAGTTGCTGTAACTTCATGCTTTAAGTACGTACGTACTGTGGCATCTGAATGATACTCTTGGTAAAATTGCAATGACTCGTCAACTCTATCTTCGAGCTGATCTTCGTCTACATTTATTTCTATTACAGGCTCGCCTAAGCGTCTTTTGCAATAATCAATTAATGTTGCACGTGAATTAGGAACTGCCATGATTGAATCCTTATTTTATTCTATTTATAAGGACTCGCTCCTAAAACAGTCTCGTCCCATGCAGCTTTTAATTTAGCTATTGTGTCTGCGCTTGTGATAGCACTTGCTGCTGGTGCATCTCTAAGTGCTTTCTTCTTAGCTACACTTGCAGTTTTAGCAGATGCATCATCGGCTTCTAATGCTTTCATGTATACAACATCTTCTGCTGTAAGTAACGGTCCTCTTACTTCTCTTATCTTGTCTTTAAATATTATTTTTGCTGCAGTGATATCTTCAGAAATTGCAGTTTGAGCGCTGTCAAACATCCATGCATTTCTAAAATGCCTATCTGGCACACTTGAAGGTGCTGCAGCAATTACACCATTCTTGTCTTGAATCATTGTAGTCATTTCTCTCTCCTTATGCTACTAGCTCTTGATTAATCTTCCACGAATTACGCCATGTTCTATGACCTGGGAGATTTTGTTTTCTACAAATTACTAATCTCTTACGATTAGACTTATCATAGTCTTTCCATACATGTTCTGGTATGTCTTTCATTATTAAATACTCAATTGCTTCTTCTTCAGTCATCTTATCAACTGGTTTTGTATTATGTAGTAGATAACCTCTTGTATGTTTC